ATGACTGAAGCAGATATTGAAAATATTGAGATATATAAGACAATTAGAAATAAGAATTTACATAAGATGAACCCAATTCCGGTGTTCACAAAAAACTTGGGAGATACGTGATGAAAGTAGGAGATCACATAATACTAGCGGCAAGGAAACAAGCCGAAGGTGAAATTGCAGTGCATAGAGCAAATATTGAGGTATATAAAACTATGCCAGCAGGTATTGGTGAGCATTCAGATGTTACTGAGGCAGTTATCGCAGAACTTAATAAACTAGCAGAAGCAGATGATAGACTAGAAATGCTGGACAAATACTTTTCAGAATAAGGTAAAACATGTTAGACAAAATCAAAAAAGCAATGGGCATTAAAGAAAAGCCTGTGGTAAAAGACAAAGCAAAACCTAAGTCTAAAAAAACAGACAAAGAGATTGCAACTGCCGCAGATGAACCGTATGTTAGTATTCTCAGCATGGATATCGATCCAGAACAAATTAACAACGGTGCATTCGAACTAGACTGGAATGACAAGTTTATTGCTAATCTTGTACGTGCTGGCTATCAGATGAAACCAAACGAAGAAGAACACGTAATCGTTGATAGATGGTTCCAAAACGTATGCCGTAATGTTGCACTAGAAACATACGAAAAAGAACAGTCTGACCCAGATATCCGTTACACACAAAGCAGAGATCTTGGCAACGGATACACAGAAGTCAAATAATGCTACTGTATGCAAACGGAGATTCGCATACTGCGGCAGCTGAATGTGTGAACAATCATGCATTTGCAGAAGACGACAAACAGTATTGGATGATGGGCAGAGCTCCACATCCTGATAATATAGCACACAGTTTTTCAAAACTATTAAGCAGCAGATTAAGTATGGGCCTTGTATGCAATGCCGAGAGTGCTAGTTCTAACGATCGAATTATTAGAACAACTAAACAATGGATTGCAAAGTACAAGAACGAGTTGTACCAAACATTTATGGTTATACAGTGGAGTACTTGGGAACGTGAAGAGTGGCTAATAGACGGCACGTACTACCAAATCAATGCTAGTGGTACTGACGATGTACCAAAAAGTCATAAAAAAAAGTATAAAGAATATGTTGCAAATATCAACTGGGCAAAGAAGACCGACGATGCACACTCTAAGATATGGAAGTTTCATAAAGAATTAGATAAGAAAAAAGTAGCACATATTTTTTACAATGGTAACAACAACTTCAGCAAAATAAAAACAAAGAAAAAATGGGGAACTAGTTATATAGATCCTTACGGTGATACCACTTATGATAAAGTTGTAGGTGCTAAGTGCGAAACTGTAAGTCCTACTAGTTGGCACTATGGTACAGACGGACACAGAGTGTGGGCACAATTTTTAACAAAATATATCGTTGACAATAAACTAATCTAGTGTTATAATAAGTGTATATTAACAAAAGGATTCGTATGAAGTATCTATTGATTGACACTGCTAACATGTTTTTTCGTGCTAGACACGTTGCCTTCCGTGCAAGTGATCCGTGGGAGAAAGTTGGCTATGCACTGCACATAAGCATGGCAGCAATTAACAAAGTGGTAAAGAAGTTTGATGCAGACCATGTTGTGTTTTGTTTAGAAGGACGTAGTTGGCGTAAAGATTACTACAAGCCGTATAAGGCTAATCGTACAGAAGCAAGAGCGGCACAGACAGAACGTGAACAAGAAGAAGACAAACTGTTTTGGGAAACATTTGATGACTTTAATCAATACCTACGTGAGAAAACAAATTGTAGTGTACTACGTGACGCTAATGCAGAAGCAGACGATCTTATTGCACGTTGGATTGCACTACATCCTACAGATGAACATATTATTATCAGCAGTGATAGTGACTTCTATCAGTTAATTACAGATAAGGTTACACAGTTCAATGGCATTACAGATAACTTGATTACACTAGAAGGCATCTATGATGCTAAAGGTAAACAGGTAATAGATAAGAAAACAAAAGAGCCTAAACTGTTAGGTGATCCAGAATACTTGCTATTTGAAAAGTGTATGCGAGGTGATTCAAGTGATAATGTGTTTAGTGCATTTCCTGGTGTACGTAAGAAAGGTACAAAGAACAAAGTAGGCTTGTTAGAAGCATATGCAGATCGACATAGCAAAGGTTATGCTTGGAACAACATGATGTTACAACGTTGGACGGATCATGAAGACAAAGAGCATAGAGTGTTAGATGACTACAACCGTAATAAACAGTTAATCGATCTTACACAACAACCTACAGAAATTAAAGATAGAGTAGACTTAGAAATTATTAATCAAGTAAGCAACAAAGATATAGGACAAGTTGGCAGCAAGTTCCTTAAATTTTGTGGTAAATACGATCTGAATAGGCTAAGCGAGAATGCAGAGCAATACGGTCGTTGGCTTAATCAAACATATCAAGGAGCATTAAAGCATGAGTGAAACAGTTGCACGGCCAATAGTTAATGGCAAATTTTGGGTAATCAAACAAGACGAACAGAAGATTGGTTCAGTTGAAAAAGACAACAACGGATACTTTGTTACTACGAAACAAGGCAATGCACGTTTTAAAACAATTAAGAGTCTACGTAATGTTACTAACATTCTCTTTGAAGATGATCAAGAACGTATTAAATATCCTGAGAATCAAGTAAATGGCTTTCCAACAGATGTTAAACCATACAATGGTGTGTACAATATACACACACGATTACCTATCTATACAAAAGAACGAAAATCACGTAGTTGGTATGCCGCTGGTTATTACATGCTAACAGTGGGACGTAAGAGTAGAATAGTCTTTTGTCCAAAACTTATTTTGCTTGAAAGATATGGATACCTTGGTCCAGTTAAAGAGGCAGACGGATTCTACTACAAATGAGTGGTTTATATATCAGAAAGTTTATTGACCGTATTGCACAATGCGAAGCAACAAGTGCAAAAGACTTTGTTTGGAACATGCAAGATGCTAAAGCATTGCACAGTGACATTACCAAACTTATGTTAGATATACGGCTCTTACAATCTAATCCAGAACAACAGGCTCCGACAACAATTGAAGTTGATGGAGGAAATTGGTAGTTAACTAAGTAGTTAACCACGTTATCTACGCAGTTTATGGTAAATAACTGTGGAGATAATGAAATGAGTAGACCAAAACCAACTATATTAGTAGAAGTTACTGACAAAGCAACCTACAAAACCGAACAGGTTCTAGCTAGTGATGGCATATGGGCAGTGTATTTTGAAGGATCGCCTATTAACCTTAAGACATCAAATATGCTAGTACAATACCCTGGACCTAAGTACAAAAAGGTTAGTTTTTCTAATCCAGGACATGCAATCAGTTTAGCAAAAAAACTTAATACACAGTTTAAGACTGAAAAGTTCAGTGTTGTGTTACTACACAAGGGTGAACAAGTATACCCCAATGCTAGATAAAACACTAGTTACATTTGGAGACAGCTGGCCTCAAGGTTCAGAGCTTTTGCACAATGAAAAAACATTTGGTGAGTTAGTAACCAAACAACTAAAGTGTAAACAGTTTAAAAATTACGCCCAAACAGCAAGTAGCATTACTCATTTGCCGGTGCAACTAAAAAGTTTTATAACCATGTTTGCCGATACAGGGCAAGATCTCTCCAATTCCATTGCAATCTTTTTCCTTACCGGACCTAGTCGTAGTATGACATACGACAAAGACGGACTTTGGATGTTTCAAAATCCAAGTGGCGGATACTGCGGACCGACACAAGATAGACAACTTTGCAATGATATAGACAAAAATTATTGGAAGTTTATATATAGTCCGCAAGTTTGTGATATAGCAAACAACACAACTTTAATCTCTTTGCAAACAATTTGTGCTAATAACAGTATACAGGACTATTATATAAATGGATGGGATTCGATGGATTTTTGGGATGATGTGGATGTTACAAAAATATATAAAGACGGAACAGTAACTTGCAAGGACTTAGCCAATACAAATCTATCTCAAGGCGGACACCCTAACCAACTAGGACATCAACTTATTGCTGATGCATTAACTGATTGGATCGCAAATGCGAGATAAGAAGAAACTTACTACAACACTTCTTGCACTGCATTGGGACGGTTCAACTGAAAATAAAATTGACTTAAAAACTGCAATGCATTCTTGGTGGTACAACACCAGAGATGGTGGAGGTATGCGACTTACTAGCACTGGCTTTAAAGTGCTTAAAGAGTTAAAATTTGAATACTGGGATTTTATGTTGCCTGCAAATTTTGCACGTAAAAACAAACGTATAATACTTGGACTAGATCGAAAACTACAATTTCCATACTATTACGGACAAAAACGTTTAAGCTTCTTTGGTTCGCAAGAAGCAATGATGGCAAATCTTACAGGCGACTTAGAGAGTTGGTTAAACAATAACTTTGGATAGTCAAGAAGATATAGTGTGGCAAACTGTTGACCCAAACGATATCTGGGTAATGGATAAACTTATACTTTCGAGAAAATTAGGATATACCTGCGGCCCAGTGGGCTTAGACGTGCCTACACCAGGCGTTTATATAGTACGTCCTTGTGTGAACATGATTGGATTAGGACTAGGCGCTACAAAACTATGGCTTGATAAAGGCACAACACACTTGCCTGTAGGACATTTTTGGTGCGAATGGTTTGAAGGTGTGCATTTAAGTGTCGACTATCAATGGGGAACACAGACTCTGTGTGTAAAGGGTATAAAAGAACCAGATACACTAGTACGATGGAAAGAATGGATACGAATTGATAGTCTAGTTGCATTACCTTGTTTACTAGCCGATATTGAAAACAAGTATGAATGGATTAATTGTGAATATATAGGTAGCAAACTAATTGAAGTACATCTCAGACATAACGAAGACTTTGAAAACAATATATCTCATTTTATACCTGTATGGGAAAGTGAATCAACAATAGCACCTGCAGGCTATTCTTATCGACCTTATCCAGATGTGCATGGTAGAATTGGTGCATTTGTAAAATAATTGACATATTGTCCTTTTAGTGTTATAATAAATTAAAAAGGAACACAATATGCATTTACAAATTAAAGATGTGTCGCTTTATACTAAAATCACTAGCCGACTTAAAAACGGAAGATACTACAGAGATTTTGAACAAGAACGTGCAGGCTTACAACTGCAACAATTTACTGTGCAGAAGACTGCAATTGAACATAGTAGACAAAACAAAGAAGAGATACTTGCACGTGCAAAACATCTAAACATTCCCACAGTGATAATCAGTAACGAAGGCATGCAATTTTTAGGACACTCTGGTGTTACTACACAAGAAATACTAACTGATACACAAATTGACGGACTACTTGAAGGTAGCGAGAACAAGTGGAACAGTGCTAGATGGTCCACAATTGAAAACGATGAAGGCTATCAAGTACTTGACTTTAACTGCAACTACGATATGGATCTTGTGCTTAACGCAGACGTAGGATTTTATGTTGATGGTATAAAGGTTAAAAACAGACAGGATCAAATAACTAAACTTTGGAATTATGGTT